TTTCCGACAGTAATACGAGCAATGATTTTTCAAATAATGCGCCCCTGCTTCTTTTGTATGATGCTGCTTCCCGCTTAACCGCAGAAAGAAATCAGGATGAAAAAATGGAGACTTACTTTACGGCAAGAATGAGAGAAGAGGAAAAAAAACTCATTTCAAGAACAAACAGGAATAATTCTACTGGTACAATCGCAGTTTACGGATAAGGAGATATTACGATGAAAAAACTACTTTTAATTATGGGCGCATTGATGATTATTGCGCCTGACGCTTATGCGCAAAGGGTTAGCAAAGGCGATATCCAGAGGCTTGATCTTGACCAGATCACGCTTGACGGAACTGTTATTACGGCAACAGGTGCAGAAATCAATGCGCTTGACGGTATCACGGCAACAGTAGTGGAAGTGAATCGTATGCTGGATGTTTCTGGCCGTATCGTCTCTGTGACTGATAATACAGTTGCAATTACAGAAGCGGCGCATAGTGACACGATTGTTCTTGTATCAGCTTCAGGCGGTAACCAGACGATTACACTTCCTGATGGCGGCACAGCAACGGGGGCGCGATACTTGCTTGCATTTGGTGCGGACGCTCCTGCCGGAGACTACAGCGTTACAGTTGCTGTGCCCTCTGGGGATAATTCAAGCTTTGTAGGCTCTATTCTTGCATTTGATGAAGATGGAGGGCTTTTTTACAATAGCGCGGGTGTGTTCGGGCAAGACGATACGATGACATTCACATCAGGAAACACAGAGCGGGGGGACTTTGTCCTGATTGCTTCTATTGAAGACAGCGCGTTCCATATTGATGGAGCGTTGCGTTTTGAAAGCGTTGGTGAGGATACAGTCTTGTTCAGTTCGGCAGTTGCGTCTGTGGATTAACGGAATGAAAAAATCGGTCATTATTGAAGCTATAAACGCAAAGCCTCCGGTACAGAGAACACCGGAGGAAATGACAATCATTGATGATTTTATCAAGCAAAATCTGTGGGTTTTAAAATCACGGGAAGAACGTGACAACAAAAAACTTGATGTTAAAAAAAGCAAGTTTGTTGTTGATGATGAAAATGAAACTCAATGGCGGTTTTTTGAAGGTGCTTATTACCGTGTAAAGGGAAACGGTATTTCAAAAGGCGTAAAAGTTGGGCGGCTCAGGGGCGAATATCTTCCTGATCCGATGAAGCGCTGGGAAGAAAAATGCAAAGTGGCTGGTGTACGAATGGGAACACCGGAAGCTGCGAATTACAGGCCATCTCCTGCTGTATTTAGCCTATGGGAAGACTGGCAAAAGAGGGGTGCATAAATGGTAGCAACAACCACAAATTATGGATATAACAAACCAGCGGTGAACGATGCTACGGATGAGGATTTGTGGGGCGGTTATCTTAATGACAATTTTGATTTAATTGATGAAGACCTTGATGATCTTGTGGCTGATATTGCGACGGCTGCCACATCGGGTCGGCTTCCTGTTGGATCAATCTATATAAATAAATCTGTTTCTACGAATCCTGGCACACTTTTAGGATATGGGACATGGGTTGCTATTGAAGATATGTTTTTGCTCGCCAAGGGGTCTACTTATACGGCGGGGACAACAGGCGGCGCGGCAACACATACGCTTGCTGAAACAAACCTGCCTTCAAATTTAACTGTTTCTGTGGGGACTGGTGATAGCGGGGTCGGAAACTTTTTAAGAACATCGGACGCTAATAATCAAGGTTCAAAAAGCATTGCTTTTTCTTCTGTAGGTTCTGGAACGGCGGTAACCCATCTTCCTCCTTATATTGTTGTTTACGTCTGGGAAAGGACGGCATGACAGGAAATCAAGGGACAGGTAAATGTTAAATGTCAAGCAGCGTAGCAGAGCAAAGGCCTATACAGTTTGAATCAGGGGTTGAGCCTTCTACGGACAGCCCTGCTTTTTTCACACGCCTTCTTACATCAGCGTCAGGGATACATTTTAACAATGGCCGTCTTGAAAAAACAAGGGGATGGTTGCCTATCACGTTTGACTCGTCCGCAACAATCAGTGGTACAAGCAGAAGTTTGTTTTCTACAATTATCGGGACAAAGACATATACGACAATTGGAACACATACACGGCTTTATTCTATTATCGGTACACAGCTTACAAATATTACCCCTGTGCAAACGTCAACAGTGGCGATTGCCGATAGTCTGGATAGCCATTATGCAACGCTCGGAAGTGATCCGGCGACAACCACAAATGGAAGCACATTTGTTGAAATAACGGATTCTGAATATGATAAATTTATTGTAGGTGACACATACACTCTTTCAGGGTTTCCAGGCGATTTAAACGGCATTCCGCAAGCGCAACTAAACAAGGCTCATTCTGTAATAGATTTTGGAACCGGAACCGTTATTGTGCGTACAACAGCAGCGGCGACAAGTTCCGGCTCTGGCGGTGGGGCATCAGTAGTAAGAACAAGCGGCCTTATTACTGTAGATGCAACGGCGCACGGATTATCAGACGGTGACAGGGTGAAACTGGATGATGCAACTGATTTTGGTGGCTTCACAGCGGCAACAGAAATAAACGTAGAACATATCATAAGAAACAAGGCCACAGACACATTTGACATTATGACTTCAGGTACGGCGACAAGCTCTGTCAGTAATGGCGGTGGCGGGTCGACAACATATCAAAAACCGATAGTATCCGGCAATGTAAACGAGTCTTTTGGACAAGGATACGGCGCCGGACGCTATGGCGTAGGTTTATACGGAACGGGGCTTACATCATCATCAGGCCGGACGCTTCCCAGAGTATGGTTCTTTGATAAATATGGCACGAATATTATTTCAACAGCAGGAGGCCAAACGGGCGTATATACGTGGAATGGCGTTACAACAACAGCCCCTGTTCTGGTTGCCAATGCTCCGACGGCTGTAAATTATGCTTTTGTCTCTGACAATATCCTTGTGACGCTTGGTGCTGGCGGTACGGAAAACCGTGTTTTTGCCAGCGATCAGGGCGATGTTACGAACTGGACAAGCAGCAGCACGAATAGCGTTTTTGATGATAATATCGAAGGCGCAGGAAAACTTATAACCCATACACCTTTGACAGGGACGAATCTTCTCCATACAGAACAGCAAGTTTTTACATTCAGAAAAATACCGCGCGATTCAGGCGTATGGGAGATCAAACTTCTTGACCCGCAATCTGGAATTATTTCCGCGCAAGCGCGTGTTGCGGCAAAGGGCATTGCGTTCTGGATGGGGCAGAATGCGTTTTGGATGTTTCGTGGTGGCAGGGTTGAAGAAATACCGTGTTCTATTAAAAATTATGTTTTTGAAGATTTAAACAGAGGCCAGAAATCAAAGATATTCGCATGGTATAATCAAAAATATGATGAGGTTCACTTTCATTATCCGTCAGAAGGAAGCAACGAGCCGGACAGAAGAGCTATTCTCAATCTTGGTAATCTGAAATGGTGTACAGACACGATAAGCAGGACAGGGGCAGAATATCCAAATGTTTCCCTGATACGTCCAAGGATTATAAACGTAAGTACACTGTACAGACATGATTCAGGGGTTAACGATGATGCTTCAGGATTAAGCTGGAATTTTACAACGCCACTATATTCCGCAGGGAAGGGTAGCGCGCTACTAACTAAAATTATACCTGATTCCATTCAGGAAGGTGATATAACCCTTGTTGTAAAATCATATCAATATCCAAGATCGGCAACGGCGATCGACACACAAACTTTTACGGTGTCCGAAACTACGGAAAGTATTGATATCAGCATAAGGGGCAGGTTCTGGAATTATACTTTTTCCGGATCTGCTGTTGATGGTGATTTTGTCATGGGGTCATGGATGGAAGAATTACAGAAAAGCGGTGCAGGATGACAACACAACTTTATCCTGAATTATTACGCGAGGATATAGAGGATCTTTCACGGGTTGTCCGCCAGATTATAAGTATCCGCAATGAAGATATAGGTGATTATGATACTGTCCAGAAAAGGACAAATACAGGATCATCCCTGTATAGCCTTTCTCTTGCGCAGGGTGATGTTATTTATGGATCTGCGGTCGATACAGCGTCTGTTCTGAATAAAAATACAACAGCAACAAGATACCTTGCAAACACAGGGACAAACAATAATCCTGCATGGGCACAGGTTAATCTTTCCAACGGGGTTACCGGAAATCTTCCTGTAGGAAATCTGAATAGTGGAACCTCG